CTCGTCGCTCATTCATCGACGTCCTCATCGTCGACACCGTCGAGCAGAGTGTTCATCAACGCTGTCGACTCGGCCTCCCACACCCCAAACAGACAGTCCAAATAACCGGCGGCGTCCACGATCGAGTCACGCACCGTCGACGACCCGAAGTCGTGCTCGAGGGCGGCGCCGATTCGAGACAACTTGACGCACACCATGAACAGCACCGCCTCACGAACCGTGAGCTCATGGCCGGTGATCGCTGCGAAGATGTCGGCGGTGCGGCCGTAGTCGACGACGGGATGGTCGTAGATCGCCCCACGGTCGCCGAACACCAGCGACGCTGCTTCGGTTGATGTGGACTGCCACCCGTCGTGCATTGTGAGCCCCTGCGGTCAGAATCTGCGTGCCGTGAACTTGGCGAGCCGGACACCCTCGTATTTGCGGCACAGGTAGTCGAGGCTCACGAACATCGGATCGGCTGCGCCGTCCTCGACCTGGTGCAGCACCACCACACCTCGCCAGTGGGCGTTGCCCTGCGGCCCGAGGTAGTCCTCGTCGTGCAGGTAACACGCCCCGGCGACAAGACCGAACTGCTGGGCACCGTTCGCCAAGAACCGCACCGCATAGTCGAGTGTCTGCTGATGGCCTTGCACAAACGAATGACCGACCGTCTTGAGTCGAGTAGCGGCGGCACCGCCGATCGGGCGGCCCATGCCGTTCGTCCAGTAATGCGAGTACCACACCCCGTCGACTTCGACGGGTCGCAGGAAATCGTGGACCGTCCAGCCGTGATCGGCGTAGTTCAGATCGCACAGGCCGATCGTGCCGTCCAACTTCGCATCGTCGTTCGTGGCCCGCTCAATCCGGTTCTCATGATTGCCGAGCAGCATGTGCAGCTCAGGTGTGTAGCCGGGTTTGCGCCACTTGGCCTTCGCCGCGTTGTACGCCTCCATAGGAGCGCACAGCACGTCGAACGCCGAGTTCGCAGCCTCAATGTCGGCCCGATACCGGCGGCCCTCGAACACCCGCTTGCCGACGTCATACGACGACAGTGACGGCATGTCGGCATGGTCGCCGAGATGCACGACCACTGACGGTTTGCGTTCCAGGATGTATTCGCCGATCCACCCCAGATGATCGACCGGCACATGAGCCTTCGCCTGAGTGTCCGGGATGATGAGATGCGTGCGCGCCTGTGGCGTAGCCATGAAACCGTCCCCTGCTAGGCGGTCAGGTCAGAACGACCGCCACCAGCGGCGGTGATGCACCGACTCGTGACGGTCGATCGCATCGACCACCGAGTCCTCGAGCTTGTCCATGCGCTTGTCGAACGCCTTGTTGACGTTGCGTAGGTCGTCACGGACCTCGTCGAACTTGGCGTCGACGGCGGCACGGTTCTCGTTGTGCTGGCGGGTGTTCTCGGCTCGCAGCCGTATCACAGCCACCAGCACGGCAGTGACGGGGCCGAGCACCATGGCGAACGCGCCGATGATGCCAGCCCACTCCGTTGGGGTCATGACACGGTCACTTGCCTGGAGTGTTGATGCCGCCGTTGCGGGGCAGGATCGCCAGAGCGTCGATCCACGCCACCGGCGCCGGGTTGATCGTCTGCGCCCCGAGGAACGCGAGGGCCTGCATCTGATCCGGGTGCGACAGGTAGACGCGGGTGTTGCCGCTTGCGTGCCACGCTTTGCCGTCGCGGGGGTCTACCAGGATCACAGATTTCACGTCGTCCTCCTCGGGACTGGGTGGCAGGTGGGCGTGGCGCACGATTGAGTCGATCAACGCCTGGTCGAGTGCGGCACGTTCGGGGTGGGTTGACCAGGCGTCGGTGCGGTCCCAGGGTTGGACGTCGCCGTGGCAGAACAGGCCGGGTCGGTTGAGAGCTTCGGTGCCGATCCAGTTGGCTGAGCCGACAGGGTTGACGCCGACGAGGGTCCACAGGTTGACGATGACGGCGCCGAGCCGGTCGATGCAGGCCAGCGTGTACGAGTCGCCGGCCGACAGGTCAGCGGATCGGCCAGCGATACACACCGAGTAGGTGCGGGAGTTGTAGCCGGACGTGGCGATCGAGAACGTGGTGTAGTCGTGGGGTACCAGGTCGATGGTCGAGTCGGCGTCGACGACTGTCGAGTAGGAGCCGGGGTCGGAGCGGCCAGCGATGAACCGGCACAACGCCTCGGCATCGCGTGGGCCTTCGGAGGTGTGGACCCCGACCGCCCAGGTGGGTGTGTTGGCTCGGCTGGTGTGGAACTGCGGTGACGCCGGCGGGTTGTCCAGCAGGTAGAAGCCCATCAGGTCGGCACACCGGCCGGGCCGATGTCCTCGACGACGATCGAGGCTTGATAGCCCGCTGACGCTTCGCCTCTCACGTTGCCGGTCCCCGAATGTTTCCTGACACGCAACCGTCGGGTGGTGCTGCCACTGGCGTTACCTTCGACGTACACGACTGTCCGTCCTTCTTCGACACCGTTCTGAACGATGGCGCGTGAGGAAGCCAACACTCCGTTGCTGCCGTCGGTGATAATCAACTCGGCGTAATCAGATCCTCCTCCATTGTCGGACGTGATGATGCCGCTGGCCGTCGTCCGGTACAGGCGGTTGCTGATTGCAGTGAATGTGACCTCCATGCTGCCCCACGTCACAACCGCCGGAGCTGCTGTACCAGAAGTAGCAGCAGAGTCGGTCGTTGTCACCGCATGACCGACGGCACCCCACGGGGCGTTCCAGCCCGGCCCTTTGCGCCACGACGTGCCGTTGTAGGTGTAGAGGCCCTCGTTGACGTTGTCCGACCCGATGTAAACCACCATGCCTTCTTCGGGCGACGTGATCGCCGAGTCGCGGTTGGCAGTCGACGAGAAATACATGATCGACTGTTCCATCAGGTAGTTGTTGACGTCCGACGCGGTCGCAACCGATCCGGCCGTGAAGTTCTTGTAGCCGCTGCCCATCAGATGCTCCTGCTCAGTAGGCGAGTTTGTTGGTGTCGAGAAGCCCGTTCTGGGCGTCGTCGAGGATCAAAAACCCGGTGTAGTAGGTGGCCGACGACAGACCGAACCGGGTCTGCCAACGCTCCGGGGTGATGTCGTGAGAAATCTGCTCGATGAAACAGTCACGCTGGATCGCCGAGCCGCCACCAGGCACAGCAAACTTCACTGTGACCCGATCGAAGATGCGCCGGCCCAACACTTCCGGGTACAGCTGCGCCTCGTCGGCTTCGGCAATGAACGTGACCGACGCCGGTCGCAGCTCCGGGTTGGCGTAGATCGACGCCAAGAACAACGCCAGGTTCGTGGCCACCGACTGGCCGTAGTTGCCGTCGCCGTCCACAGTCGTCGGAATCGGCAGCTCAAGCTCAAGCGCCCTCGCCCCATACAACGACTGCGACTCCACGTTGGAGACGATCACCGTGGTGCCCGTCAGACTGTCGCCCGTCGATGTCGACGTGGACTTACGACTGACAGCAACCACGTTGTAGATCAACTCGTCGTCGTAGGCCACCTCGACGTCGACGAAATGCTTACCGCCAGCCGCCGTGGTGTCATACGTTGCGATCGAGTTCAGCGACCTGTCATCAGAGATGAGGCTGTACCGATCGGCGAACACCACCGACCCGCCATCCTCGACATACAACGCACCCGACTCGGTCGCTGCAACCTCCTGCAGCAGCTCGAGAACGGTCTGTGTGGCGTTCTGTGCAGCCAAAGCGGTCGTGCCAGTGTCGATGTTGCGCAGATCAGCCGGCCAGTTCGCAGCATCAAGGATGCGGTTGATGCGGGCGCCGGACAGTTCACCGGCCACCCCGATCACCGGAGTCGTCGTCGTGTCCGACGCAACCTTGACGTTGCCTGACGACGTTGTCGACACGACCTGAAGTCCACCGGCCGTCGACGACGACCCTGTTGACGTACCCAGGCTTGACGTGGCCACCTGCACAGTGGTGGTGCCCGACGACGTGATCGACGACGAGTTCGGCAAGCCACCAATCACAGTTGACAGCGACTTGAAAGCATCCGAGCAGGTGATGGTGGCGGTTGCGTCGCCGATACCGGCGGGACCGTAGGCGAACTGCCAACCGTCGATGAACCCGTGAAACACCGGGTAGGTGTTGTCGCCGTCCAATGTGGCGAGAATCTTGATCGGTATGGACGGCACGACACCGGACACGCTGATCGTCGAGTTGTAGTACGGGCCGGCCGTGTTCGTCGGATCAAACCGCCGGTCCCGGTTGTCGAGCACGATCGTGGCGGTGCCGGTGCCGAAACGGTCCAACGCTCGACTGCGGCCACGACTCGTCGAGATCGACCGGACGAACGACGTGATGTCGTAGAACAGCGCCCCGTCGCCGAGCGTGTTGGTGTCCCACACGCCGACGTCCCAGATGAGGCGGTCGCCGTAGTCGCTGCCCACCACTGACGGTGCGAACAGCACCTCGATCGTTGGCTGGCTCATGGCTTGAGTGCGGTCATGCCCCGCTTGTTGGCCCGACCGATGGCGTCGACGACGATGCGTTCGATGGCGACCGGGTCGCCAGCGACGGTGTTGATGACCACCTGATAGGTGTCGCCGCCCCCGAGGCCCTTCCCGCCGAACAGTGCGGCCTGCTGCTGCGGGTTCAGCACCATCTCGTTGTCGTGCAACACCGCCAAGCCCTGCCCGCCCGAGATGGACGTGTTGAACATGCCGCCCGTGGCGAACGTCGGCAGGTTCGGCATCTCGAACTTCTTTCCGCCAATGAACGGCACCCAGTCGGGCACCCCGAACGACAGTTTCCCGACCGTGCTGTTCCACGCAGTCGCGATGAAGTTGAACGCCATGCGGAACGGTGCGGTCACAATGTCGAACACCGTCGAGAACGCACCAGTGAGGCCGTCCTTGATCGTGCCGAACACGTCGATCAGTGTCCCGATGCCCTCTTTGATGAAGTTGAACACCGGCTTGATGACGTTGTTCCACACGAACGAGATGTACGCACCGACCGCCTCGAACACGAACTTCACGACGTTCCACAACATCGTGTAATAGGGCACCAAGATGTTCTCGATGTACCAGGAGATGGCTTCCCAGATCGGCTTGATGACCTGGTTCCACGCGAAGTCGATGACCTGCTGAATGACCTGCCAGGCGGTGTCGACGGCGGTCTTGAACCAGTCGATGTTGTTGTAGGCGTAGATCACGCCAGCGACCAGCAGTCCGATGACGGCGATGATGGCAAGGATCGGCCAAGTCGCTGCGATGGTCGCCGCTGCCGCTGCGATCATCGAGGCCGTGTAGGCGGCCAGTACCACGAGCACGATGCCGCCGATGACGCCGGCCACGATCTTCATGGTGTCGCCGTTCTCGGTCATCCAGTGAACGAGCTGCTCGATCTTGGGTGCCAACTTCTCAACAGCGTCACCAATGGCGTTGAACACCTTGGTGGCGATCGGCTCGATGGCGACGAACACCCGGTTCTTGAGCATCGTCAACTTCTCGGCGAAGTCCTGAGTATCGGCGCTGGCGGCCATGATGCCGTCGCCGTTGGCCAGCGCCGCCGACATGTCCTCAAACGACAGCTTCCCCTCACGGATCAGCGCCGCCAGACGAGGGCCGGCCCTAGCGCCGAACACGTCGAGCGCCACGCCAGCGGCGGCGACGTCGGTCGGCGAGTTCTTGATGGCCGTGAACGTGTCGGCGAACACCGTCGACGCGTCCCGACCCTCTTTCGCCGCAGTCGCCAGCGCCCTCGACAGGGCAGGCATCACGTCACCGACGTCAACACCGGCCTTGCCCAACGTGGCCAGCATCGCAGCCGACTGATCGAAACTCAGCCCGATCTCACGCAGCACCACACCCGCACCCGACATCTGACCGGCCAGATCGGCGACGGCCACACCCGACTGTTGCGAGGCACGGAACAGCAGGTCGAGCTTGGCGCCCTGGTCGCCGGTGGCGATACCGAAGTTGTTCATCACGCCAGCGACGGCAGCGATGTTGGTCTTGAGATCCGTGCCCGTCATGCGGGACAACTCGAGGATCTGGTTCGACAGGTCTTGCAGGGGCTGGCCAGTCAGGCCGAGGCGCGTATTGAACTCGGTGACGGCCGTGGACGCATCTGAAAAAGTCGCCGGGACGGACCCGGCGACAGCCTTCAAGTCATTCTGCAGAGCCTCGAGAGCAGGGCCGGTGGCGCCGGTGCCGATGCGGATGTTGTCGAACGCGTCGTCGAACTGTGTGCCGATCTGAAACAGGCCGACACCGATCGCACCAGCACCGGCGAGGATGCCGGCACCGGCCACAGCTGCGCCTTGAGCCAGCTTCTGCGACGTGGTGATGGTGGTCGCTCGCAGCCGGTCGAGTTCCGATTGCGCACGCTTGATGCCCTTGTCGTCGAACTGAGAGATGACGTTGAGATTGATCGCCATTTCTCAGTCCTTGCCGCCTGCGTCAAGTCGACGCTGCAGTTCGCTTTGGTACTTCTCGATGGTGGCGACGATCTGGCGAGTGATCTGACGATCGCCCCCTGCTTCGTCCCACGCACGCCAGATAAGACGCGACGGCCGACCACCGGCCAACTGGATCGCGTTGACGAAAGCACGACCTGAGGCGCCTTTACCGGCCGACTTTTTCCCGGCCGTCTCATAGATGGCACCTGCAGCCGACTTGTTCTGTATCAGCCATGCCGCCGCAACAGCTTGACCTCTAGAGCGTCGCGTGTTCTGACGAACGACGATCCCTTTGCGAACCTCGCCGGCGTCCCATGCACGCTCAGCCCAGAGCGAGTTGCCTCGCGCGTTCTTGGGCCTTCGCCAGTTTCGCATGACCGTGCCAGGGACTCGACTTTTGGCTCGATTGACGACCGGCTTGAGATAGTCACGAATCTCGGCGTCCATCGCCTTGCGCAGTTCGGGGGCGACGTTCTTC